AGAAAAATATCCAGCAGTGCCATATCCTGTTTTTATAACAATATTGCCTGTGCCTGTATTTTCTATCTCAAAGTCACCATTTGTTCCAAAGGTGCGAATAGTACGAGCATCATAATCACTTGCTCCAGTTGTAGAAATATAATCAATGTATGTATCTCTATTAGACCTGTTATGATGTCCAAGTTCTATTGCCGCATCATCTATTAGATTGTCTCCAATTCTACTATTATTTACCGAATTGCGAACATCAAGGCTTCCTGAAAGATATAATGTACCATCACGTTTCAGTGCTCCTTTTTCATTCGCTGCTGTTCTAAATCTTATTTCACCATCACCAAGTGTTGTGCCAACATTACCAGCACTTAGTACCAATACACCTCTTCCACCGGGACCAACACCTCCACCAACACCAACAAGGTCAATCTGAGCACCATTATTTTCACCATTCTGCTCACCACCAGTTATAATAAAGTTTCCATTATTATCTTGGTATCTCATACCATTCTGGCTGTTTATCATAATACCAGAACCAGTTATTTCAGGTGACTCAAGTTTGGCCGCAGTCATTTTGACGGTGGCATTGATTGTACCTGCTGTAATCTTACCAGCATCCAACTCACGAATAAGAGCCTGTGGCATATATACACCATTGGCATCAGCAGTAAATGATTGTGTTATTGTGCCATCACTTGTGCTATAAATCTTGAATACATCTGCCTGAACAACAAACTCGCTTGGAGCAGTTGCTTCATTCATTATTCTAAAGCCAGCAACTCTTGGCGTTCCAGTTGTTGTTACCGTTAGAGCATATTTATCACCATAATTTACAACAGATTGGCTGATAGGAGTAATGCGTCCATCATCAACTGCTTGCCAAGTTGTTCCATTCCAACGATATGGCTTATAGTTGTCATCAGTATCCCACCATAAATCACCAATGCTGATAGATGCTGTCGTAGCACCAGTAGGAGCAGTTGTTTGGTACCAAGATACTTTGCCAGTCAATCTTTCTGGTGTGCTCCAAGAGCCAATAAGAGTTATGCCATCGCCACCAGAGATAAGTCCAACCGACACCCATAAAGCATTACCATCATCGGCAGGTATGCTTGTGCTCCAGAATGCTGGTGTAAGATTACCTGTTGGTGTAGCAGGAGGTGTAGCACTTCTGCGATATATCTGATATTGTATATTACCAGCACTACCGCTTGGACCAGCATCACCAGTTCCAAGAGCAAAAACAGCAGCATTTACCTGACTGCTTACACTGGATGTATTGTTGCTTGTATCTATATTTTGTAGCCAAGCATAATATGTGCTGCTTGAAGTGATTGTCTTGTTCCAAGTAGTGCCAGATATAGTACCCTGAACAGTTGATGTACTAAAGTTATTGGCAGTATTCAGCCAAATCCGCGTGAATTTATAATCTGTATCTACAGCAGGATTTGTCCAGTTTAGTGAAAAACTTCCTGTGCCACCCGTGGCTGTTATGCCAGTAGGAGTTTGTGGTGCGGTATTATCGCCATTTATCTTTAGGCTTTTGCTTACATAAGAACTGAACACACCAAGATAGTTCAAGTTTCTGGCACGGAACATATATGTCTTGCCCGCCACAACATCCAATGTAGTAAATGTGCTGTCTGTGCGTGGAAATATGCCAAGAGCATCAAAATCAGCAGAACTTGTTTCTTTATATTCTACTGATATATCCGATATGCTGCCGCTATAAGAAGCACTCCAGTTTAGTGTGGCACTTGGAAATACAGTACCATCAGCATCAACTGTTGTAGTTTCTGTAACACTAAATCCAACTGGAGGCTGTACAATAAATGGGTTAGGTAGATTTGTATTTGGACTTAGGTCTCTATCTACGTCTTCACTAACAGGAAAATCATATATATCCGAACTGGTTTCCTTGAGCAATAATCCAATGCTTAGGTCCGAGTTTATAGTAAGTTCATTGACCTCAAATACTTTATTTACCCATCCATATCTTGCTACGGATAGATAAACATTATCACCAGCAATAAGTTGTAGGCCGCTTATTTTGGTTGTACATTGTACGCTCAAATCCTGACGACTATCCAGCAATGTTAGTTTGGCAATACGTCTTGCGATTGTATGGTCTGTAACACCAGATAGTTCAATGTCTATTGGATTATCAAAGTTGTCATCTTCATTTAGATAAAAACTGCTGGTTATAGGAACAAAATCAGATGCTTGGAAACTGCTGGTGTATGTATTGCCATCTATAAACAAGCCACGAACGCTGTTGAATGCATTGGCTTGACTTGATTTTGTGGTTACATTGATGCCACCAATCAGGTCATCTTCATTTAGATATACGGTTGGCGTATTATATACACCAGCCTTTATTACAAACTTACCATTGGTATATACCAGTTTGCCATAGCACGTCTTTAGTATATCTTCTATGACTTTTGCTGGCTTGGTATTCAGCGTAAATGTATAGTTACAGGTATATCTTTTGCCTGTGCCAGCACCATATGGCTCATAGTTGCAGGCATCTTTGGCAATGCCAAAACTTGTAGCATCTATTTCAGTAGTATCAGCACCAAAATAGTTTAGAAGATAATGGCGTAGTATAAGTGCTGGATTATCGTAATAATTTACATTGTTGCCATTTTCATCTTGTAGTTGATGACCAACAATCGTGGCTGATATATTTGGAATACCATTTGGATATGTGTTCGGGTCAGCCGTTAGACGAACATATACAGAAGCAATGCTGTTTAGCCTATGGTCGCTCGTCCATTCTGTTGGCGGCGTCATATCATATGCTGTTTGTGAAGCAGCACCAATCTTGTATGTCATTGCCAGTTTATCTGCTGGAAATAATGCACTTTGTCCGCTGCCACTATCCCACGCCTGAACATCATTGAAGAAAATGGACTTGAACTCAGTAACTTCGTGCCCAGCAAGGGCAACAATCATATGTAAAAACTCGTTCTTACCAGAAGTTCCAGAACTATTGGTGCTGGCAAATACCACAGGCCCAGACACCCTTGCCATACCATATATGACTCTGCGAGACGCAACTGTATCACGGGTCATTGATACTTTACCAGCAGCATCCGCTTGAAGATTACCAAGGTTTGGTATTTTCTGCATACTGCGAATGGAAGCATATGTTCCCGCAGCAACAATGGCATATGCCGCATATGTGGCAGCAGTAGGTGCCCATAGTGGCATTGATACTACCAATGCTCCCCAGATTTCAAGTATTGCTACGGCTACTAGTTGTGGCATAAATCAATTCTCCTTGTAATAATACGCTGATGTTATTGCTGTTTTTCTGCGAAATGCTCCACCAGCAAACAATGCTTTTGTGCCATCATATATACCAATGGCATTTTCACACAATACAACATCACCAACATATATGGCATTATCTTTTCTTTTTACCAGACCAGCATCAGTCAATACTTTATGCCAGCCTCCTTTTGCTTGTATCAAATCAAATGATGTTTTTTCGTCTGTGCATTTATCAGCAAAATCTTTTAGAAAATCCTTCTTGTACATAAACTGTAGCATCTTCCCAACAAAAAAGCCGCAGTTGTTGTTCTTCCAATCAAACTCCTGCATATGCAGTTCTTGCAGTTTATGATAAAATGTGTTGTCTATATACATCAACTACCTCCTATGTTTGTGCCGTCGCCACCTTCACCATTTTCGCCGCCGCCAGTATTGGCTGAACTACCCGGAGCACTTGTGCCCCAGTAAATGCTTTTGTCTGCCATAGAACTTACAAACTCAAGTCCTTTATCGCCCGGTGATATGATTTGCTGTGCTTCGTCGGTATATCTTATATCCTTTTGTCTATTCAAGTCAATGAGCCTATTTTCGCATTTTATAACAATGCTGCTCAAATCCTTGGACTCTTGAATAGTCATCTGGTCCATTCTGCCACGGAACAATGTTACTTGTTCATACGCAGTCATACCAGTATTGTATAAAATAAGATATACTGCTACTTCACGACCTCTATAGTTGTTGCTAAGAGCAAGGCTTACATATTCTGTAGGTATTCCGCTAAGTGTAAGGTCCATTCCTTTGGCTGCTACTTCAGTTGCTTCTGTAACGGTAGATATTGTGCCAAGAGTTCCTACACCAATATATGTTCCATTGCCAAAATCATCATTGAAACTCTGTGAATATGTACCAGTCCATAATCTAACAGCACTGCCGCTAAAATCCATATACGCAGCCAAATATGGCTGAATAAGCGTTACAGAACTACTAACATATGTTGATGATATTCCGCTTCTGCTCATATTGCTTCAATCATTGGTATTGTTACGTTAGTCAGCATAAACTCATCAACAGTATATGTTATATCACTATTGACTAGTCGCATTTTTGCTTTTGATGTTGTATTGATGCTATATGCTGTGCTTGGATTTAGTTTAGGAAACAATGATGTCGCAGTTGTAAATTGTACCAGCCTGTTGCTTGTGCTGTCATAACCAAACTTGCCTACTTGTACGGTTCCACTGCTTACAGTAAAATCATTGCCTGTTGATGTAGTTGTTATACTAACCGTAGATGATATAAGAAACTTGCTCGGCAATGGAAAATAAAATGTTCCAAACTGGTCTCCTGCCCCAGTCAAAGCATTCAAGAACCCAGTTAGTTCTTCAGCATCACTTTGGAATAATGGAGCCAATGTTACATTTAGTTCCCACCATTGACCACCATAACGATATATCTGTGTCTTGCCAGTAAATGGCGACTGAAATCTTGTGGTCAATGTACGACTAGTAAATTCTATATTTCTTGGCTGTAGCCTACTATTTGTTGGATAATTGATGGGATATGTTGGCATATGATTTTGTATTTTAGGCTGCTACTAATCCTTTGGCATATGAACCGCCACGCAGTTTGGCATCCAATACAGATGCGATTGCTTCTTGTCTGAACTTTGGCAGCAACGACACCATTTCTGCTCTTACGGTTTGTGATACACCAGTTTCTATATATATGTTCTGCGTTACATTCATTGACTCACCCGGCATCATATCATTAGGAACGATATATCCATTTTCTCTTGGAACAAACATTTCTGGTCCTTGTTCTCCTACGGTATATGGCATACCTGCCATAACTGGACCACCACTTGCTCTGCCGGGCGGTAATCCTACCATTGTTCCAAATGCGGCACCAGCAACTGGATTTATAAAGCCTATTGCTGCCATAAGACCTCTTAGTATTGCTGTGCGTAGTATCAATACAGTAATATCTTTTAGAATACTCTTGAACACATTTTTTAGAGCATCACTAAAGTTTTGTCCTTCTACTATTGCTCTGCTGAACTGGTCAGCAAAATCTGACATATACTGGAAGCCTTGTGCTATTGTTTCATTTCTGGTCAAGAATACTTTTGCTTCTGCCTGAGTAAGCATTATCCTTTTCTGCTGGTCTGTAAGAGCCAATCTCATCGCACCTTTTTCCGACTCTCTGGATGCGGCAAGAAGTTTGTTTATTCTAACAAGTTCTTCTGTATATTGTGCTTCACCAAGAAGTTGCTTGTCGTTTAGTGCTATAGCAAGTTCTCTTTGATATATCGCATCCTTTTGTTGTTTGATACTTAGTTGAGCAAATGTTGCCTCTGCCTGATACTTGGCTCGTATTGCATCTACTTCCTGCTGTAATAACTCAAGCCTTCCTTGAGTCAATGTGCCTGATTTTATAAAGTTGTCTAATATCTCTTGCCTTACAGCAACTTCAGTTTTTGCTAATGCCTCAAAATATGCATTGGACTCTTTTAGTTTGTCATCCAACTCTGCCAATGGTCTCAATATATCTCTAACCTCTTTATTGCTATTGCGTAAAACATCCAATATATTGACATTTGACCCTCTTGGTAAAGCAATCAAATCTCTTTGTAGTTTCAAGTATTTTTCTGCCGGGTCATATAATGCTCTATATGAACTACCTAAACTATCTATTACTGTTCTTCTTTCTTGGTCTGTTCTTATACCATTGGCAACAAGAGCATCCAAATCTTCTAAGATTTTCTTATATCTGTTTGCTGGGTCAATAGCATCATCATATGCAGCACCAAGAAGTTTTATATTATCAGCCTTTTGTTTTTCGGATAAACCTTTATCCGCTTTTATCTTTGCTACTTCTGCGGCATATTTTTTGACCGGGTCAACTGCAAATATATAAGCCTGTGAAATGCCAGCAATAAGTTTGAGCCTATCTTCTTCACTCAACTTATTTTTCTTTACTACTTCATTTATTTTATCTACTTCCGAGGAATACCTTGCCACAGGGTCAATAGTGGCAAGAATACTATCTCTTACTTTTCTAAATGCTTCTGCTTGCAGTTCCAGTGCTGCTGCTCTTTCTCTATCTTGCTTCGCTCGGTCACGCAACAATGCTTGTTCTTCTCTGGCAAGTTGTAAATCTGTTTTATCAAATGCCCCTCTTGCTTGTTCAACTGCTGCTGCTACATTGCTGGTTGTTCCAAAACCACCTTGCCCTAAAAATGCACCAGCGGTTGTAGGAATTCCAGCCGGTCCTTTTGTATCTTGTAGTTTTTTTAGTTCTTTTTGGGAAATCAACAAGTTTCCAATCAGTTCAATAACAATCGCGTTGAAGTTTGCAAAAGCCAATTTTGCGTTATCAGCAAATTCTGATACTGCTGCTCCTGCTTCATCGCTAAATGTAACTACCTCTTTTGCAGCCTTATTTATATCACCACTTTCTGCTATGTCCTTGAAACCTTGTAATACTTTTCTGGAACTTTTTCCTAATATTTCTTGAGCCAAAGATGCTTTTTCAGCAGGGTCTTTTATTGTTTGTAGAGCCTTTGCAAATGCTACTACTTTATCATCTGCGTTCAGTTTATTGAAACTATCAGCATTTATTCCTAATCTGGCAAATGATTGTTCTAATGATTTATTTCCTTCTGCCGCTTCTACAGCACTTTTTTCTAACTTTGATATTGAAGCAACTACATCATCTACACTGGCACCACTTTTGGCAAAAATACCTTGTAACTTCTGCAAACTTACACCACTTATGCTAAGTTGGTCGGATAAATCTCCTATTTTTTCCGCCGTATTTAGCACATCTCTGGCAAAACTTGCCAGTCCAATACCTCCTAATGCAGCACCGAATAGTCGCAGTCCTTTTAGCCCACCACCTAATCCATTAGAAAAATCATCTATGCCACCTTTTGCTTTGGAGAATTCCTTCTTTGTATCAGAAGAGAACTTCTTGTTCTCTTCCTTCATCCGCGTCAATCCAGAAATGTATTTGGATACATTGGCGATAAAATCAACTGCTACTGTACTTAGGGTGGCCATATGTTATAATATACTTTTATATAAGTATAGAATAAAAAACTTATTTACCTTTACGCTGTGCCATATACGCCATAAAGTTTGATTTTATTGCTGCCTCTTTGTCTTGAATACTCTTGGGTTCTTTTGGCATAAAATCACTTGGCTCATACTTCTTTTTACCACTACCCATACAGTTTGCCATAACAGCACATAAAAGGGCAGTTCTGGCGTCTGCCCTTTTTTCCTTTGCTTTCCAAGCCTCAATAAGAGCCTTGTAAAGTTTATCGTTTGGACTCATTGAATATAAGACATCCAATGATATTGGCACATTTAGTTCTACTATGGCAAATGCGACAATATCGTGGGCACTTATATTACTTTTCATCGCCTATGGTGCTAAGAGTTGCTTGGAACTCTTCAGCAGACATATTCTCAATAGTATCAAACGTGGCTGTAGTATCCTTGGTATATTTCAGCAGGAATACAATATCACGCAAATCTGTTGCGGACTTGCCTTCTTTTTGGAATAGTTCCATTGCGTTTTTGCCAGTTAGTTTTTCATAATGGCACATTGACTTTAGGCTTATTTTATCAAACATAATTTATTCTTTCTTTTTTTGTTCATCCTGAAATTTGCGGTATAAACCATCATATTTTATCAGAAACATCTTTATACGATTTTCTTCTTGGCGAATATGATGCATAGTTAGTATATATTTGGCTCGCTGCTCATCAGTCCATTCAGCACCATATCTTGGATGATTTTTGCCAGTATATTTCTTACGCGACAAACTTATCTTGCGTTTGGTCTCCTCGCTATGCTTTTTACCTGTAAAACTCATATAACAATATATATAATGATGTAAAATAAAAAAGATATTTTAGCCTTAGATTTGTATAATAAAAAGCCCCGACATAATCGGGGCTTTTATCAAATAATCTAAAAAAGTGATTATGGGTTGAAATTGACTGCTCCAGATAGGCGAACCGAGACGTTTGCGGTCAAGATGCCTTGGGATGGGTCATCAGCAGTAATGCTGAACTCAGTAAAGGAACCAGTGAAGTTCCAGTCAGTCGCATCACTAAAGGTAATCTTGAAGATGTCGTTGCCCGGTGTATTGTTGGCGGACTGAGATACGATATAAGCGTGCACAGCGTTTGCTGGATTATATTGTAGGCCGAAGGTCAATATACCAGTATCGGTTAGTGCTGCTGGCTTGTATTCCTTGGCAACGCTTTCCATCGTGGTAATATCAATTTCAGGACGGGTAAAGTTAGGACCACCAACGTTGGTGACACCTGAGATTAGTGTTGGTACTCCAGCAGAACTGGTTGCTACTGCGAGTGTTGTTTTGCTATAGATTGCTGGCGATGGCATATTATTATCCTTGTTTTTAGATTATTTGATTTACTATCTTCTAATAAGTATAATGAAAAATAAAAAAATGATGGTAAAAATAAAAACTAATGTCTTGGCAAAAACATTGACAATACAAGTTTTTTAGGCAATATATATGGCTGTTGTCATAGATAGGTATAAAAGGTGAAGAAGCCCACTGCATAGCGGTGGGCTTCTTTTTTTCACTAAAATCAAATATAAAAACTATTTTGAGATTTTAGTATCATATTTATTCTTGACACACTCAATGACTAAAGAATGTGTCAATAACCTAAAATACAACAAATATGACAAACAACGTAGAACGCCCAGAGGGCACATTATCGGACTCCTATAAACGCTATGCTCCATATATCAAGAAGTGGAGAAGCAACAACAAGGATTATGTAAAACAATATAATCGGGACTATCAACGCAAGATGCGTAAAGACCCGATAAAGTATGGCGAAGCAAGAATGCGTATAGCATTACGAGCATATCTTCTTGGACAATGGAAATATAGTGCGATGGTAGTAAGCAGCCTTGGTATGACAAAAGAGCAGTTTTTTGTGAATATGAATACCACTGAAGTAGAGTTCAAGGAAATGCTAAAGACGCACGAGATTGACCATATAGTGCCAGCCAGTTGGTTCAACAAGCCAGAGAACAAACATCTAAAGCCATTCGCATACAAATACTATAACATCCAGATAGTAGAAAAGAAAAGCAACCGAAACAAGCATTGCTGGGTAGATGAAAATGAGATACGCACAAAATGCGTAATAAATCGTATGAAACTGGATTATATGTATATGAACACAGATTACTCAGAAGATAGTGCCAAGAAGATGAAAGCATTATCACTTGAAATAAATCATTTGTTGCGACAAATAAAAAAACAGAAAAAGTAAAGTAATAAAAAGCCCACCTGCTCGGTGGGCTTTTTTGTTTATACTTATGTAATATGCTTACAGAACATCCTGATGACGATAATGACGATATAAAGTTCTATGCGGTTACAGTAATATTCAGCAGATTTTCTATGCCTAAAAAGCAAATACTAAATCTTGCGGTAGAGTGTTTTGCTTCAGAATATGAGCAAAAGAAAGACAAGATTATTATATATTTTGATACAGATACATATGCTCATACGTTCATAAAGTTTATGAACGATTATCTAAAGAAGAAGAAGAACGTATAATACTATATCCGTTTATTGTATCTGCGTTATTTAGCAGTGCCACTCTTAGCGTCTGGTGGCTTACGCCAATATTTTTACCAGTTTCACGCAATGTTTCATAATATATTTCTTCATCGCCTTTCTTGAATAATAGATTGGTATGAAAAAACTCATCATTGCGTTTGCCACTAAAATATTCTTCCCAACTAAGACCATCTAATCTTTTGCCTTTATAGCACCAGTGCTTTATTTCCAAGCCCTGCCTGAACATAGCAGATATAAGGCTTTCTGAGATGTTTATTTTGGCGGATAAATCTTTTCTACGCTGTGCTAATGGTATTTCCTGACCATTTATTGTATTGATTATATATTGGTTCTGCATACGCTGCCACCAAGTTAGATTGCCATCGCAACGCATAGGATGTACAACCTTCTTCCATTTTCTGCGATGCGTATCAATAATATCGCCATAATCACTTCTTCTGGCACAGTTGAACTTATCTGCTAATATTTTCAGTTGCTCAAGTTTTTCATTTCTAAAGCCAATAGGCTCCATTGTCTTTTCTTCTACAGATACATTATCATCCCTGCTGATACACATATAATAAATGCCACCACCAAATAATATATGAGCAGTAGAGTTGCCTGCTTTTATTGTTTCTATATAGTTGTAATGTTCTACGGCGTCTTTTTTGATGCGTAGTACTACAGGTATATAAACCTTCTCGTATCTTGGACCATCAGCATATTTCATATTGATATATATGATTGCCAATTTCTAAAGTAGTTTTTATATTTTATCCAACGCCACAACATTGACCTTTTGCTATTGTCTTGAAATCAATATTGGTATTTAGAGTATCATTGGAAAATGTTAGTTTATATGCATTTGATACTTGCGTAGCAGAGTATCCACCTAAACTATATCCAGCAGTTTGACTACTATGCCCAGATGCTTGACTTATTACTACATCATATGCAGCACTAAGATTTGTACAAGTATCTGTGCTATAGTTTATTCTCATCCAAGTTTGGATATTATATGTTCCCGCAGTTCCAGTCAAATATCCTCGTGATGTAATAGGGCCATTTATGCTTCCATAAGAGTTCCATCCTCTTGCTACTGGCAATGCCAATGATGTATTATTTGCTGTTGTTTCTGTGGCAAATGGCATTTTATCAGCCAATGTTTGGCTTACAAATGTAGTAAAAGTATTTCTAAATCCTCCAAGAAATACAGAAAATGAGTCGGAACTTGCAGTTCCACCATTAGAACGACCAGTGGTCAAATCAGCAGAACTTACTGTTGATGTAGTATCATTACTTAGAACGGTTTTGTAAGCCGCAGTTTGGTCATTTGAGTTGGTTGCACTATTTCCGCCATAACTATATAATGCTGTATAATATGATGCTCCTTTGATAGAAGACCTTGCGGCTGGCAATGCCGCACTGGCGTTAGATGAATTTACATCGTTGCTATATGTTATTTTTGCCGCACTAGTTTGGCTAGTATCTGTAGTATCAATGCCTCCTATCGCATATCCCCAATATCTTCCTCCGCCAGAAGTTTGCTGTGCTCTTGCTGCTGGCAAGTTTGCACTGGTTAGTGCAGTAATAGCATCCGTAGAATAGTTTAGTTTATCTGTAGTTACAACAGGTCCGGTAGTTCCACCCATACTAAAACTTTTGATATTGTTTCCATACCAATAAAAAGATTGGATATATGTTCTTTTTAGAGTAATAAACATAAGTTATACAATGGGAGGAAATGGTTGCATACTTGAACTATATACAGCATCAAATTCTGCTTTTGGTATTTCCACGGCGTTGAAATCTTTTAGTATATCAAGGCTTTCTATATCTGCTGCACCATAATAAATGTATGGAGGGTCGCTGACAACATATCCAGTCAAACTATCTGGAGGTAAGTATCTTGATGGACCCATTGCTTCACCTGGTCCTACTGGCTTTAGATTATATGTAAAATATTTCATTCTGGTAATTCTGGTTTTTTGTGCTGTTCTATAAATGCTATGGCTGGATTATCTATGGCTTTTGATTGCCATAATGCGTCAAGATTGCCTACACCTATTCTGCCGTGAGCAAGTATTTCTTCCTGCGATTGTCTTGCGAGACGCAACTGCCAATATTCTTCTTCGCCAGATTGTATCTGCTCGTATGTATATTTTGGCATATTGCTGAACATTTGATATAATACATTCCATTCACGCACTTGATTTTCCAATCCCAACTCCATCTCTTCTAAATCAATGGTCAATAGTTCTTTTTCATCAGCGTCTGTTGTTGCTGATATTTTCTTTAGTAGTTTCCTTTTTTCCACCATTTGGCGGCGTAGATTGAACGTGCGAACCTGAAGTTCCAATACGCATTGAGCATATTGTCTTGGCTCAGTATCGTGCTGTCCAACAACAAAGTGTTGTATTTGATAGTTGCTGCGTGCCTGATTGATGGCGTGAAACGCAGCCTCTAGTTCGTTCTTTTTTTCATTTACTATTTTATCTATTTGGTAGTTCATAAAGTTTTTCAGCAACATCCTGCTGATTGTGATTTTGCTACGCTTTTGTTCATTGCGGATATTGTTGCGGAAGTTTCACTTGATACCGTGAATTTATAAGCAGTTACAACCTGCGTGGTTGTATAGCCTCCAAGAGTATATCCAATGGTTGTACTACTCATACCAGAGCCTTGTTGAATACCTGTAGCCGCCAGGTTACTGGCAGTATCTGTGCTATATGTTACTTTTGTAAAAGTATTTGTAGTATTTGATGCCGACAAATACCCTTTAGTATTTAGTGTGCTATTGATAGAACCATAATTTCCATATGCTCTTGCCGTAGGCAAAGCAAGTGATGTATTATTTGCACTAGTTTCTGTGCTAAAAGGCATTTTATCGGCAATAGTTTGCTGAGTAAATCCACTCGGTACGTTTCTAAATCCACCAAAATACATAGCAGCCGTATCAGAACTCAATGTCATACCGCTTGCTCTGCCTGTGGCAAGATTGGCAGAAGTTTGTGCCGCAGTCGTGTCATTGCTATATGTGGTTTTGTATGCTGCGGATTGGTCATTAGAGTTTGCACCAGCAGAACCACCATAACTATAATTTGCTGTAGTATATACGGCAGCAAGAATACCAGAACGAGCAGCAGGTAATGCGGCAGAAGTATTTGATGCCATTGTATCATTGCTGTGCGTAAGTTTATTGGCACTTGTTTGTGAAACGTCTGATGCATCTGTTCCACCAATATAATATGCCTGAGTATCATTTCCTCCGCTGGATATTTGTGCTCTACCCGCTGTTAGATTTGCTGATGTTTGTGCAGCAGTTGTTTCTGTGCTGAATGTTGCTTTATCTGCGACATTTCCACCACCGGCTCCACCTATACTAAATCCTTTTGTATTTGTGCCATACCAAGTAGGAGTTGCTGGTGCAGCACTTATTACAACTGGATTGACACTTTTATATGACAATCCAAGTTTATTACCTAGTCGTGGATATTTTGTACTGCGTAGCATATATTATGTCTGTTCTCTGCCATATATTACAACATTGATAGATGCTGTTTGCGAACATTTCATTGTTATTTTTTCACTATGAGAGCCAGTTACACTGTTCAATACAAACGGAACTTTTGGTGCCAACTCAAGCACAGCAGAACCGCTAATGCCTTCACTCAATCTTTGTATGGCAAAAGAAGCACTAAAACTGGCTGTAGGAACTGTGGCAGTAAATGGAAAATATACCTGAACCGACTGAACCGTGCCAGTATAGTTGTAAAACCACATATTGCCTATTTCTACGGACTTGCTTGTTGGGGCCGTATATACAATACTTTCTGTGGCGTGTAGTATTTGACTTGCTAGTTGTTTTATATCTGTGTATGCCATAATATTATCCTAATATATATTGTTTAGATTTTACAAACCGCTATACATCCATACATCTTGTATTGTTATACCAGAAACTGTTGGGCTTGATGCGGCATTCAATGCGTATGAAGCAGTAGTAGCAAATGATGCCGATGTAGCATTTATACTATAACTTGCTGATGTAGCATTTACACTATAACTCGCCGTAGTGGAAGTTATACTGTAACTTGCTGTTGTAGAATATGATGCCGTTCCAGTTATTGGTCCTATTACACTAAGTGAGCCTGTTATAATAACAGAACCAGTTGCTTGTACTGTGCCTATAAATCTATGAACATCGGACGAACTATCACCAAATATATTTGTTCCTGCCGCATACATTTCGCTTGCTGTAATATATGTCAAGTTGGCATAACTAGAAGTAAATGTTGTTATAATACCATTCGTGGCATATACTCCAGAGCCAGATACATAACTTGCGGATGTAGAACTACCACCAGAACCAGCATTTAGTGCATACGAAGCAGTTAGTGCCATCATCGCATAACTTGATGTTCCCTGTAAAGACGCAGTAATCGTTTTTGCCTCAATATCTGCTGTATGTAATCTTCCAAATATATGCGTTTTTGTATGAGTTGCTGTACCGATTACTATACTATTACTTCCAGATGATACTGAGTTTGTGCCGATGATAATAGCATTTGATGCTCCTGCTAATATTTGTGCGTTTGTTCCTATTGCTATTGAGTCATCGTGAGCAACTGAACCAGTTGCAGCAGAAGCTCCTATCGCAATATTATTTGACCCAGATGGTAAGTTTCTAAGTGTAAATCTACCAAGTGTTGTATTTTGGGTTCCACCTGTCGCAAATCTTAGTGCTCCATTACCAACTATTGTATTATTACTACTATCTGTTATTGATGCTCCTGTAAGGCTTCCGATAAGTACATTGCTAATACCAGTTGTTATAGCCCTACCAGCAGATGGTCCAATATGTATGGTATTATTAGCAGTGGTTATTGCTGCCGAGCTACTTATTCCAATCATTACATTTGATGCACCAGTTGATATTTTGTTGCTTTCTCCCATATAAACAGAAGAACTCGCAAATGAAATAAACTTTGTATCATTAGAAAAACTTGCTGTGCCAAGTAATGAACCTGTAATGCTTGGAATACTTGCCTTATCAGCATTCAATGTGACTGCATTTATAGTACCATCTGTTCCCAGTAAATCTATCTGGCTACCGACATATAACTCTCCAGAGCCACCAATCGTGACATCACTAAGTGGAGTAAGAATAATATCATATGTTGAGTTTATTTGTACGCTATTATCAGTCGCTGTAATATTGACTGGTTCTCCTTCCAATCCAATCACATTTCTTGATATAGAAGATGTAGCAGAGTTTATGCTATAACTTGCTGTGCCAAGAACACTACCAGTAATATTGACTTCATTGCTGTTTATCCACAATGAACCACTTTTTACAATGATTTGACCATCTACTGGAGATACTATTCTAACATCGTGTAGTTCATCAAGTTCATAACCATTCTGTATAAGAGTGAATATGCTGCCATTGCCAACACCTACTCTTGTTACTATACCGGCATATACAAGATGGATTGGTGCTTGTGGCTTTATGTTTGTTAGTTGTCCAGAAGATGTAGAAACATATAGAACATCACCTTCATTATACATTGATGTGTCTATATCTTTGATTAGTCCGCGAGTACTTACATATCCAGTTTCAGCGGCATTTATACTTTCTAATACAATACCAAATGTGCGTGCTGATGTAGCATCTGCTGAAGAGTTGGCTCTTTTTACAGCAACTTTATCTGTTGCTGAACCAGAAGCATATACAACTTCTCCTTTGCTTAGTGCGGTTGCTTCAGCATTATATACATATGCTATTTCCTCAAAGCCGATTGGAAGATTTACATTTCCTCCACGCAATCCAAGTTTTAGCGTTCCAAGGTCGCTGTTCCAAGTTAGTTGTGCCACGGCATCTGTAGCATTTACTGTCTCAGCAAACTGAATATAAGAACTGCTTGCATTACCCAGCAAATAACTTGCGGTTGTTGCTGTGCCACCACTACCACCATTTAGGGCATAACTTGCGGTGATGGCATAACTTGCTGTACCAGCAAACTGGCTGGTGTTTGTTATACCAGTAATATTATTCCAATCTATGCTGGTTGGAGTTGTGCCACTTGTTCCGCTTGTGCCGCTGCTGCCATTGGCTCCATTTGCTCCGCTGGTGCCACTACTTCCGCTTGTTCCATTTTGACCAGATGTGCCGCTTGAACCATTTTCACCAGATGTTCCAGATGTACCATTTAC